ACGGCAGCTTTGGCTGCTAATACGGCAAAGGAAGATGCCATAGTCGCAACCGGCAAGGCCAACACAGCCGCCGACCGCGCCAATCGTGCAGCCGAAGCCGCCGAAGGAGTCATCAGTGGACTGCAACCCGACTGAAACGTTATCGATCCTGTCAATAAGAACTACATCAAGAACAAACCGGAGATCCCGACGTTAGAGGCTATCCCGGACGAAAATACATTGAGCTATGTCAATACCGACGGTACAACCATCAATTTTCGTATCGGCGATGAAGTACGTGTAGCGGAAGAAGGAGAATATGTGTTCTACCGGCTTTATGATCTTGCCGGGGGAAAAGCTTCGTGGAAGGAATCCGGCAGCGGTACAGCCTTGCCCGGTAATGTTTATCTGACAGGAGCCAATTATTACAATGAATCAGTACGAACGATAAAACAAGGATATTTGAGCAATGAGTAAGAAAGGTGCATTTATTTATCAACAGATCGAACAGACGACCGCCGAATGGGCCGATAACGTAACCGTCTATCCTGCATCAGTCTGGTTATTTGAACGTTTGGAAAACGGAAAATTCAACATGAAGCTGGCTGATGGCGTTCATACGTTTGCCCAGCTGCCGGCCGTCATGCAGGAGGTGAAGGTCACGGTTAAAACGAATGATGCCACGACCTATATCCTGACGATCACGACGGCTGAAGGTAAGTTCGACACCCCGAACCTTCGGGGAAACGATGCCCCGGTTCCTTCGATCGATCCGGAAACCAAGCATTGGAAAATAGGCGAAGAAGATACGGGGGTGGTAGCCGAAGGACAGGACGGGGAAAGCTACGACGACACGGAAATCAGGAACGCGCTGACAGCCTTGCAGCAGCAAGTCAACACGCTCGTTTCGGGTGACGCATCGAGTGCCATCGAATCGTTCAACGAGATCATTGCCTTCCTTGCCAGCGTGGAGGACACACAGACGTTGCAAGGGATTATCGCCGGGCTGAATCAGAGCATCGCGAATGTTCAGAACAGCATCCCGACCAAGCTCTCCCAGCTTCAGAATGACGACCACACGGTCAAGGATGCCGCGTATGTCCATACGGATAATAATTACAGCAACGAGGAGAAGCAGAAGGTAACCGATTCACTCCGCCTGAAGGAATACATCGACGTATCCAACATCGGGCAGCTTCCCTCTTCGCCGTATAACTTACGATTTGCCTACGCAGCAAACAACCCGGCAGCCATCAACTTTGCCGACATAAACAGTGTCCCGGAGATGCAGGAGTTCTATTTGTCGATTAAGAACAACACAGGCTCTACCATTACCCAGCCCATCCCGAACGGTTCAGGCTGGCAGTCGGACGAGGCAAGCATTGAGATTGAAGCCGGCAAGACAGCTGGCGTTTCGATTAAGAAAGAACACGGGATTATGGTTGTAAGGGTGTAAAAAGGAAAGGAGGTGAAAGATGAAGAGACGGGTGATGACGGGAAAAGATACCGAATCCGATTTTTCCAATCAGTGGAATGCTAAGTATTACTTTCCATTGAACGGTGATTCGTATGAATGTGTCAATGGGGTATTAGGCGAGCTGAAAAACAATGTACAATGGAAAGACGATAGCATTTTTACAGGAAATAAATCTGCGTATTTTATAAACGATTCTGGAATTAGGATACCGACAACGGGATATGTAAAGAAAAACGCATATAGTATTTCCCTGTGGGCTAAAAAGTATAACGAATCAGTAGACCGATACGGAGGAATTATAGTAAGCCGAATAAAAGACGGAGAAGGATATGGACTTGAAATGAGGTATAAAAACATTCAAAATATTAATGATGGAATTAATATTACAACCAATAAATTCAATGTTTGGTGTCATTATGTGGTAACTTACGATAATAACACGATGAGTGTTTACGAAAATGCTACACTTGTTAAGACAATAAATGATCCATTCTACGAAGGTTCTCACTTCTACATAGGTCTGGATGATATATTTTTCACATCAGTAACCGAACGATCATATAATGGACTTATATGTGAAGTCTCCATATTTGAACGCATATTATCCAGAAGTGAGATAAATCAATTATACAATGGCGGTAAAGGATTAAAATTAAATTGATTATGCTATACATCCAAAAAGAAATCCAATTCTGGGAGACCGACGCTCCCCTTCCTGACTCCTACAAGGTAGGCACAATGGAAGAAGAATATAACGACGGCGCATATCTCTTGTTAGACGCCGAACAGGAACAGTTCCACACCGACCATCCGGAGGCAAGTTCGCTGGAATGTTGGCGGAAGGAACTCACTCCAGAACCCGAACCGGCACCGGAAGAAAAGCTCTGGCGTGCCCGTGATGCCAAACGGCAGGAAATCTACGACAAAGACATCCATCATTATTATATTGATAAACAGGACGCATATGTCTCGAACACCCTGCAAGTGAAGGATAAGTGTGGCCGGCAGGAAGAAGTCGAAGTAGGCGGTCATCTGTACGCCTCGAATATCTTAACGGTTGCTCTTGACGAAATAGCGGACTATTCGGAGCAGTGCGCCAAGGTGACAGACGGCTTGCTATCCCGTATCGATGCCGCCCAAACAGCCGAGGAGGTCGAAGCTATCGTGGTGAAAGGCTATCCTGAAATGATCCATACAACAACGGCAGCCTTGCAAACTAAAGCAGATAAGGCAATCGCTAAATCCCCGGAAGCGCAGGCAGTGACCTTTGCCCGTGCGATGATGAACAGCGTGTCTCTCACAGCCAGCCAAGCGTTGGAGATGCAGGTCTTATTCCCCATTTGGGGTGAGAAAGATGCGGAGTTTGGCAAGGAAGTTGAAATAGGCTTCCGGCTTCGAGTAGTGGAAGGAGAAAGCGACACTTTGTTTGAAGTGATACAAAAGCACAAGCTGCAAGCCGATTGGAAACCGGGCATAGAAACTGCTTCACTGTATAAGATCGTTGAAGCTGAGCACGCAGGCACGCTTGATGATCCTATTCCATACGTGCAGGGTATGGCATTCGAGAAAGACAAATATTATGAACAATACGGTGTGATCTATCTCTGCATTCTGACAACCGTTACAGGTTATCCGAACGACTTGAAAGACTTGCCCACAATTGTACAGGAGGTAAAGCAATGAAACAGGTTATGTTATTAAAAGTTAAACGGGGGGGGGGTAAAATACTCTCTAAATAAAGAAGTTACGACCTCTAATCGAAAGAAAGGAGGGCGTAGATGAGACGGTCGATGATGGGACGGAAGAAGTTGCAGTTGTTCACCAAGAGGTTCTATCCTGCCGGGAATTATACCTGGATCGTACCTAAAGGATGTAGGGAGGTTGATGTGTTTCTTGTCGGAGGAGGGGGTGCAGGACATAATGGAAGCGGTGGAGGTGGCGGCTATACTAAAACCTTCAAAAAAGATACATCCGGATGGAGAGACGGTGATGCTATCTCTGTTGCACCGGGTCAGTCAATTCCGATAACAGTTGGGAAAGGAGGAATTGGAGGGTATTCTGAAGTTGCCCCCAACGGTGGATACTCTCAATTCTTAAATTCAAGTTATAGAGCTAATGGCGGAAATGGTGCGGGTAATGGTTATCCAGGCGGAAGTAATGCCGGAGCATATACTGGTGGCAACGGCGGAAGTGGCGGAGCGGGAGATGATTCAGATACGGCTAAAGCGGGTTCTGATGGATCTAACGGAATAGGCAGCCGCAATGAAAATGGCTCTCTCTATCCAGCTGGTTCCCTATATGGCGGAGGAAAGGGTCAAAGGCATACAACCCGCGATTTTGGCGAACCTACTGGGAAACGAAATGCCGGAGGTGGTGGTTCAGACAGAAATATAAATGGGGGCATGGGTGGAGAATCCGATTACGACAAAGGATGCGGAACTGGAAATGGCAATAGAAAAAGTGGCGGTTACGGTGGTGGCGGTTGTGGTACTTACGGTAACGGCGGTGATGGCACTGTCCTGATCCGCTATTGGGCTTACGAAGAATGATCTGCCGTTGAAAAAGATGAAACAAGATATTAACGACTAAAAAATAGGAGATAAAGTCATGAGAAATAATTGTTTACAAATGTTAATGGGGGGGGGTAAACACCTCTTAACTCAAGTATCTGACCGACTTTCGGCGGAAAGGAGGTTGGTATGATAAGATCGATGATGGGACGGAAGAAAGTAGACAAGAATACTTTGCTGTTGCTACATTTTGATGGATCATTGAAAGATGAAGCCTCAGGCAAGCCTTATGTTGGTAGTAATATGTCCTATGTAGTGGGAAAATTCAAGAATTGCGTTTCGTTTTCAGGAAACGGGTATGTAAAGATAAGTGGAACGAATGCCATAAACGAGTCCCTATATCCAAACTATACCGTCGATTTTTGGATTAAACTGAAAAGTGGTGTGAAAAACGGTATAATGTCAAAAGGCGTTGCTTATGGAAGTTACAGCTTTGATATAATGGAGGAATCTGACGGACGCATTTTCTTTGGACTGCAGTATGGTGGAACCCGAGGGGATGCAATATGCTATTTTACGATGCCACGGGATCAGTGGGTTCATCTTGCGATCGTCAGGTCACAATCTCGATATTGGAAAGTGTATGTAAATGGAGTGTATGCGTCTGGTTTCACATCAACGATGGTTTCAGGGTACTATAGTTCTTTAATGATCGGAAAATATCGAGATTATGGATTGTATCTGAACGGTATGATTGACGAGTTTCGCATCAGTAATATTGCCCGTTGGACATCAAACTTCACTCCGCCTGCAAGGCCGTATTAATAAATTAGTGACACTGTCTTTGGGCTGTCACAGCAGAAAGACAGCAAATGTATATTCAGAAAAAATTATTGATAATCGCCAACCCCAGGTTGGGTATTTTCTTTTAAAACAAATGGAGATATAAAATGTTCGGTGGCGAAAGAATAATAAAACAGCCTCCAGGCTATCACAGATTGGAGGCTGTAAAAAAAGAAAATTAGGGGACCGAGGGTCTCCGGAAACAAAGTTAAACAATAAAGTTTGAAAATCATGTTATTATTAATTATTTCTTTTTTGGTTATCGCAGTTTATACGGCAGCAGTTTGTATAAAGGCAAAAGGTGTACCGTACTCAATTAGTGCGACGTATTATACTCTTGATCATAAATTGATCTTTGGAGCAAGCATGGCACTGACGGCTATGTTCCTATTCCCGGTCATTTGGGAAATGGATACAACCTTTACTATGCGGTTGCTGGCGATCGCAGCCTGTATCGGTTTGATTGGTGTCGGTTTGGCTCCTGATTTCAAAGACACTTGGATAAACCGCATTCATTGTGGATCGGCGGCATTGACGTTGCTTTCTTCTCAGCTATGGGTTGGCTGCACGTCTTTCTGGTGGGTTCTTATTCCGGTGTGGCTGGCTTTTATCGTTTACACGGTAATAGGCATGAGTAAACGGTTGAGTGGTAATATATGGCAGGACTTTGTATCAACGAAGCCGATGTTCTGGTGTGAGATTGCAGCGTTGTCTACGACTTTTGGCGCGTGTGGACTTGCGCTTTAGAAATCTACCATAAACAGAACATCTACCTTATATATTAAAACACGACAACCGGTAAAATGTCATATATCCGGTTGCCGTGTTTTTTATTGCCTAAAAATAAGTAGGTTATTTAGCAGTATGGAAATAAAGCGCGGAAATACGGTAGTTTGTGACGTTTATCTGAAGGATAATAGTTATACGGTCGAAGAGATTATGGGTGAGGACACTCTTACCCTGAATTTTCTTTCCCGAAATGTGGTAAACCTTCAAATCAACGACTATATAGACTTTGAAGGGACAAAATACAAGATCCGGCATAATGAGAAGGTGACGAAAAAGGAGACATCTCTTGGTTGGGAATATACCGTTCAGTTCTATTCAAGTCGGTATGACCTTTTGGATGCAGAGTTTTTCCTTCATGGTACACCGGAGCGGAAAAAGAACTTCGACTATTACACCGGTACCGCCCGTGACTGGCTAGTCCTATTTGTCAAAAACATGAACCGTACAGGATCAGATTGGGTGGCCGGATCCTGTATCGAATCCCGGATGATTACCCTTTCTTTCAAAGATAAGAAAGTCGGGACGGTACTTGACGAACTCATTAAAGAATTGAATACGGAATACTGGATATCCGGTCAGACAATAAATATCGGCAGGAGGGAGTATTCAAGCAACAGCCTTGTCTTGGCACAGGGCGAAGGAATGGGTTTTACCGAACTGGAAGTGTCTGCTGTTGATGATACGCCACCTGTGACGGTTTTTTATCCATACGGTTCAGATAAGAATCTCGGTCCCGATTATGGTGCTGATTATCTTCTTCTGCCTGATGGCCGGTTCTCTATCGAAAAGAATGTAGAGAAGTACGGCCGGATAGAAAAGTCCATGCAATTCGACCATATCTTTCCGAAAGGAGAGTTTGCCGTAACAGAAAAGATCGACGATTACACTCTGAGAGCTGCCGGTATGGATTTCAATCTTACCGATTGCCTGTTGGACGGGGTGGAAGTGATCGTTACATTCCAGGATGGCGGCTTGGCTGGCTATGACCTTGCAATCGTTGAAGACAGTTGGGACAATGACTTGAAACAGTTCAAACTAAAGCAGAATGACCAGGAAAACGCCTTGAAAGTTCCCGGTGACATTAATTTTTCTGTCGGTGACAAGTTTATCCTTACCGGCCTGAAAATGCCGCAAAGCTACAGGGATAACGCTTCATTACAGCTACAGGAAGAGGCGCAAACATGGTTGGATGGCAAGTGCGAGAAACGCATCCAGTTACGAGGAAAATGTGATGAAATTGTTTTTCGTTTGCAAAACATCTTTATCGCCTGTGGCCAGATGGTTGGCGTATATTCTGAACAGTTGGATATCGATCGAGAGATTCGTGTTACCAAAATAAAAAGGTATATCGAGAAAGACGGTACACCTTCATACCGGTATGAACTTACCTTGTCCGATTTCCTTGAATCGAATGGTTTTAAGGATCTGGTGGATGATGTGAATAAAGTGCCGGAAGAGATTGAGGATGCGGTTAAGCCGGTTCGGGAACATACGAAACGTTCATGGCGGGACGTGATGGAAACTTTGGGCATGATGTTTGACCCGGAAGGGGATTATTTCACTGAACTTATCAAGCCGTTGGCCGTGCATACGGCGCAACTTATCGTCGGTACCAATTCCCAGCAGATGGAGCTTATAGGAATGAAGTTTATTCCGAATGCGGACAATGATGCCAACTATTTCAAGAATACGACAGGAAAGTTAGTACACTTTACCGTTAGCGAGGAAATCCGTGAATGGGCTATTCCGGCGGCTTCTTTCCGGCTGAATAATTCGCTTGCCTATTATGTTTATGCCAAATGTCCAAAAGAAGGAACAAATGGCTCAATATATGTCAGTGAACGGCAGATAAAGTTAGAGGATGAAACAGGGTTCTATCATTTCTGGGTAGGGGTGCTCAATACTCCGGAGGATGGCGTACGCTCTTGGCTTCCGAATTATGGATACACTGAGATTGCCGGCCAGACGATCACGACAGGATTGATAAAGGACAAGTTAGCCCGATTGGTGATTGATCTGGTGAATGGGACTATAACCGGACCTGTGATATTCAAATCCGGAACATCCGGTTATGATAACATTACTGACCGTCCTAACCTTCAACCGTTGTATGATGGGGTAAATGATGCCCTGACAGATGCAGAGAATGCGTCAAATGCAGCCAACAACGCCCAATTGACTGCAAATAACAAGGCAAGGGTATTTTATCAAACGACGGCTCCAACATCGGGTATGCGAACGAATGACTTATGGGTGGATGGGGAGAATATCTATAGATATAGCGGTTCTAAATGGGTTCTTGCCTCAAAGTATGACAATACAATAACGGAGATCAATGGCGGACTCATAACTACGGGTGCAATCGCTTTTGGAAGCACAGGTGGAATGTCGGCGTCTGGTACAATCCGTATTTGGTCGGGAGGAACAGCCGGGGCGAAAGGGCAACCACCCACTGATCCGACATTCCGGGTAGAAAGCAACGGAAATGTGGAAAGTAGAGGCAGTATCTATATAGCAAATTCAAATGGAGAAAAACTTGCCGGGTTATCGGGAGGTGGAACTGCCGGAAACTCTGTCCGGATCTGGGCCGGTAATGCAACGCCTGCAAATGCCCCGTTTAAAGTTTATCAAAATGGGGATGCCTACATCGGAGGACTCAGGATGGAGAGTGGAGGATTGTTCTCGGATAATCGCTATTCAGGTGAATCATCGTCGAAGTTCTTTCTTCATTCCTCAGGAAGTAATGCGTTTTTGGGATTTTCATCTTCCGGTAAATGGGCCGGCCTTGGTCTAAATACCTTGCCGTCTACGCTTGGGGGAACAAGTGCTTTGATGCGCCTTGAGTATGCAACTAATCACAACGATATAAATTATGGCGCTGTGATAAATGTTAATGGTGGCTATCGCAACTACGCATTATTTTGCAATGGGGGGTTAAGACTGAATGGTGCGATATCGACCGCAAGATATGTCAGACCGGGGGCAAAGACTAATGCGATTATAAACGATATAGGTTATATGGATACCTATCTCTTTCAACCAACGTCATATATTAACGTTTATCTACCTTCTCGAAATACTGTCTCAAGTAAAATGGGAACTGTTTACAACGATTATGGAGATTCCTGGAGTGAAATCGGTTATAATTCTGTCATATTCATACATGTAATAGTTTCGAGACACGCAACTGATGCGATATGTGTACGACCCGAAGACACAAATACTCCGTTAGTAAATGAAAACGGAGACTCGATAACTCTTGATATGCGTAAAGGCGATTGCGCTACATTCGCATATATTAATCAAACATGGTACTTGTTTAACAAGAACTTTTGACAATAACATCATTAAAATAAAAGTATGGAACTGACATTAAAAGACAGAGTATTAATACTCAACACCGTGTTACCACAGTTTGACACGAGAAAAAACATGGAACTGAAAGTATCGATAGACAGTAAGATCGCGATCTCGGAGGTTGATCAGAAGCGTATCGTTATCAAAGATATGGGAAGCGGGCAAATCAATATAGGGTTTACCGATGCAGCGGCCATAACGGAAACAACAGATATCGTTTTGACAGACGAAGAACTTCAATACCTCAAACAACGTGTTGACTTCATAGATCGCAACGGCATGTTCTCTGAGTTCACGATGCCGACGTATGTCAAAATTTTGGATGAACCGCTAAAAGAGGAGTAACCGGGCGAATAATATAAAAATCCGCCTCCCATCTATCACAGGCCGGAGGCGGAGAAATAACAAACACTGCCTTATGGCAATGAAAAAAACTCGTAACAAAGATGATCAAATAAAACAGAAGGAGGTGTAAAGTGAATGTAGAATTAACTGACATCCTGACAATCATCGGAACATTGGGAGGATTCGAGGCGATAAAATGGGGGATTAGCTTCTATACGAACCGGAAAACGAATGCGCGTATCGAGGATGCCCATGCCGATGTAGAGGAGTTCAAGGCTTTACGTGAGTATAACGAGTTCCTGCAAAAACAGCTATCAGAAAAAGAAGAACGCTTTGTAGAACAAACCGGAAGGCTTCGACAGGTACAGGATGAGCTTTTTACTTTGAAAGAGAGCTATTCGGATGTCAAGCTTGAACTTGCCATGAAAAGATGTGAGAGAAAGAAATGCGGTGATCGTGAACCGCAGAATGGGTATTAATAATAGGAGGATAAAAATGAAAAAGAATAATTTACCAAGAGGTTTAAGAAATAATAATCCCGGAAATATCCGGATTAACGATGATTTGTTTCAGGGAGAAATCCGTCCAAGCAAGGATAAGTCGTTTAAGCAATTTACAACAATGGCTTACGGATACCGGGCTATGTTTAAAATATTGTCTAACTACTTCAAAAATTACAAGCTCGACACTATCCGTAAGCTGATTACCCGTTGGGCCCCACCGGAGGATAATAACCATACGGAAGCCTACATTATGGCTGTATCTGATTATGCCGGAATTCCAGCTGATGATTCGATCAATGTGAACGACCGTGAGCAGATGATCCGTATTGTGTCCGGAATGAGCCGGGTGGAGAATGGACGGGAGGCGGAGATGAGTGATATTATTGCGGGGTGGGAGATGCTATAGCTCTTGTCCCTAGAAGCGCTCTTTGAATTGTTGGAATTACCGAATTATGATTTATAGCATACATAATTGATCTGATCAAGTATTTAAAATTTGTATTTTTGTATTGTATTTATTGAGTTAAGATGATGGAGCAAAAGAATAACGTGGATGCCATATTGTTTCATATTGAGCATTCGAAGCCAATTGAAATATCAGAGTTTGTGACTTCTTTGAATGCAATTGGAAATCTTTTTTCTTTATTTGCAAAGAAAAATGGGGATTGCAAAGAAGCTGCTAAATCCAAACTTTATGTAGAAAAGATAGAGGAAGGATGCATTGATATAATCCTTTGTGAAATAGCATCAGCTGGAATACTTCCGTTTATAGAAAATATGAACATCATTCTTGAATTTTCATCTTACATCAAGAATGTGTTGGATTTCTTTACGAAAGGTGTTGGGCTAAAGCCTGATTTAGATTTGAATGAATGTAAAAATTTCAAAGACCTCGCATTGGTTACAGCCGGTGATAATAATGGGATTACGACAATCGGAGCCATCAATAAGGGAGATAAAAGCAATATATATTACAACTGCACATTTAACTTCCAAGAAGGTAATAGTGCTCAAAACCAGTTGGAAAAGGAAATTAAATCCATTAAATCCGTTCAGCCTGTTACAGATATGTATTCAAGGCAATTGATGACCATATACCAAATGCGTAGTGATATGGAGACTGATAAAGGAAACATGGCTGTGATTGATGCTATATCTAAAAATAAAATGGCAGTTGTGTTTGAAACAGATGAGTTAAAAGAAATGATACTTCATTCAGATTCAAACCCAACAAAGAAAGCATATCTAGTTGATGTAGTTTTACTAACTGTAAATGGAAAAATTGCAGCTTACAAAGTCATGGCGTTACATGATGTCATAGATTTAGAATAGCGTAATTATTTCATATCATCATAGGGCGGTAATTTCAAGTTAAGAGATTTACCGCCTTTTTCATATCCGGGCGGCATCCAAATATGGGTATGGCTATGAAATATTAATCATGAAAACTTGGCATGTAATACAGATTTTGATTCTTTGTTTTCTCAGTTTTCTGACCGGCCGATGTACAAAGAGGGCAGAGATCGATTTTGTCCAAAAAACAGATACTGTTATCCATCGTGACACGATTCGAGATAGCATCCCTTATCCTGTCTACGAAACAGTAATTCAGACAGTGCCGGAGATGTTTCCCATCTACATTGCACTCGAGGGAGATACAGTGAGAGAGCCGATCTTTGTTCCGATCAGGATCACACAGAAAGAATACTTGACGGACGATTATCATGCTTGGGTGTCTGGATATAATCCTTCACTCGACAGTATCGATGTGTTTCAGAAGACAATTTACATAACAGAAAAAGTGAAAACTCGTCGGTGGGGAATAGGCCTTACGACTGGTTATGGGATCGGGCGGTATGGTTTGTCACCCTATGTCGGGATTGGGGTATATTGTAGGATTTGGTAGCGTATTTTCCATAGTATTATTAAGATTAGTAATTGGGACCGCTTTGCCCGTGAGGGTGGAACGGTTTTGCTATGTTAGATTTTTATTTTCTATATTTCCTCTATAAATAAGATAAGATTATTTTTATTAGATGTGCTTATAAATCCCCAATTTTTGTGTAAGTTTGTGAAAAATTACATTAGTATGAGAAATAAAATATTTGCTATACTTTATTATAGTTCCCTGTTAGATCAAATACAATTTCTAGGAACAGGTTTTGTTGTATCGAAAGGAGGTTTCTTTATAACGGCAGGTCATACGCTGGGGCAGTTAGGCCAAATATACTTAGATAAGGGTAAATTTAGAGCGGTATTCATTGATGATAGTAGTAATTACCGAAGTGTTCCTTTTTCAACGATATGTTATAAGTATTTATCAAAGGGTAAACAGAGTCCACCTGTTTTATATGACATAGCGTATGGATGTTTAAAAGAAGGGGAGTATGAATATTTTATGGTTGAAGATAAATTGTCCAATATTGGTGAAATATTAATAGCTCCGCATTATAAGTCGGCAAATCAAAGTAATTTTTTGGGAAAATCTTTTGAGGATACTATTGATATAAGTTTATTAATGTATTTTAATCCGTCTATGTCTGTGTTGAAAAACGTGAATGCCAGTGTTTTGGATAACGAGTATTCGAATTGTATGCAACTGACACAAAGTACGAAAATAGCAAAAGGTGCAAGTGGTTGCCCTCTTGTCAATACAAAAGGCTACGTTTCTGGTTTATTTGTTGCTGCGTCAGAAGTGGACGATAAAAGGTATGCTTTAAATGCTTTGTCAATATATGAACTGAGTAAAGATTAA